TGGGCCATTCTTCCAGCTTCCCAAATGCTGCCACCGCCGCCACCACCAGCACCTACTAAAATGAATTCTTTTTGCTCTTTTGGTTGGATTGGAATGATATAAACACCAGGTACTGTGTAATCGCCATTACCATCATTAAGTGTTTCTGCAGCAACTTGAATTACAGACCAACTTACAATTCCAGAATACCCAATTCGGTTTTGCCCAGAACGATTCCAAACTTCATAATCAAATGACTTTTCAGAACGCGTTATTGTCCACGCTTCATGCGTGCTTTCAGGTGTTAAATGGATAGCATATTTTGAGTCACGTAAGTCAGTTACCTTTCCACCCAAATCAATAGTAGCTTTAGACCCAATGTTTACCCCTGCTCCCAATAATTTCGGATATTGAGAATCTAAATATTTTTTTAAATCCGTTAGCTGCTGACCTAAATTTTGGGATGAAGTATCTAATCCATTAATTTGGCGCTGTAAATCATCATCTTTTTCTTTTACGTCTTTTCTAAAAGCATATTGTGAATGTGGATCATTATGATTTAAGTGTTCTTTGATTATTTTCTGTATTAACGCGCCGTATTGCGGGTGTGGATCCTCATCTGCACTATGCTGGTTCATCAACATCACTGCAATTGGAGTATTTGGATCAATTTTTATAGTTACATTTTTTAAATTAATGTCAGTTAAAACAAATCCAAAAGTAACGATAGCAACCACGTTTGCATGCAGTGACATGATTGATTGAACTTCTGTAGTTGACGCCACTGCAAGTAAAGTGCCATCTGATAGATATATACCCAACTCAAACACTTCCATTGTTAAAGTTGGCTCAATACTCATGACAAAACGCAAAGTTCCAGTTTCTGTATCTACACCACCACCGTTTAGAGAAAATCTAGCTAATTCATTTTTAAGAGAAGTTAGGTTTTTCGCTTCTACTGATGCATCAAATTTGCCGGTACCAACAGCAAGATGAGTAAGCTCCCCACCAAAGCTTGCGAAATCACCAACTTTATTTAAAGCATTCCGACCTGCGTCAGTTAAAAAGAAGTTAATAGCCATAACCCACCCATATGATTTATTGATCTATGGTAGTTATGACGAATAGGTATTTAAGTGGGCAGTTCCATATAACTATTCATTTTCTTTTTCAGCTGCTTCTCTTAAAGCACTGAATCTTGACTTACGTTCAGCTTGCTCACGGCCTTCTGGTGTATCGTCAGTGACATTTACAGTTTCGTAAGCTTCAGTGTAGTGAACGTTTTCTAAGAATAAGAAAGCAAAAGCATCACCAATATCCGGTGATTTAATTCCCATACGTTTCATTTCGTCTTTGCTCAAGATTTTATAACGAGCAAAGTCATCGAACCGGTATGGAACGTGGATTAATTGGTCTTTAATTTTAACATTGTGTTTCTTCGTTTTTATTTTAAAACGTCCATTTGCGATTGCTCGAGCTAAGCCCACATAAGCTAATGATCGTTTATTCGTAAACTCTTTTCTATTGTCATTACTAAAACATTGTGAGCCCCAATAAACAGGAACGTAGAAAATACCTTGCTTTTTAAGATACTGGCCTAAACCTTTACCTGCCCCGTTGTCATCTACAACCAAGTTAGCATTTGGGTACTGTAAAAGTAGCTCATTAATCTTTGCAAATAGTTCTAAAATATCATCTCTGTTTTTGCATAATGGGATATCTACAACTTCTACACGGCGTGCACGCTCCCCCCATTGCGATTCACCCCAAACTTTAGATACAACAATTACTGAATCGTCACGACCAACACCACCACCAACGTCAACCGTAATGACATAACCGAATTGATGGTCATCAAAAATACTCGCGCCAACATACATTTCTTCAGTTTGACGCTTAGTAATTAAGAACTCGTCTGATAAGTCTGGAAATTCACCTAGAACACGTATCTTGTACTGAGCATCTTCCCTACTACCGTATTTTTGACGTTGTTCTTCTAAGGATTGCTTACTAACTAGTGGGGATTCTTCACCGTTAAATGTGAGAGCAATCCATACACCACCTGCTCGATGACTTAACTTGTGATGAGTTTCATAGAACATACCCGCATTACGGGTAGGTTGAGACGTCATTACTGCACGGTTGTCTTCATGCGTTAAGGCACCAAACGCTACATCAAGTACCGCATCATCTACACCACTGGCCTCATCGACCCAAACCATGTAGTTATCGCCGTGGTTACCAGCCAAGTTTGTAGGTTGATGTTTTGGTGCTGTCTTAGCAAAGACATACCATTTTTCTTTGTAGCCCTTGATGTAAACGAGTTCAGACTGATACCCAACATAATCAGCAAGCCAAGCCAAAGGCCCTTGCTTCAATCGTGCTAGATTGATACTGATTTCTTTCCAAACTTGTTTCTTTAACTGCCCAATCTGCGGAGCAGTAAACATCATGATGGATTCATCAAAAAACAAGAGATGCCATAAGGCAACAATACCGGCACTGGCCGTTTTACCAGTGTTATGAAGTACTAAGTCATCTTCACCTAAGAAAAATGGATCTGGATCAAGTACAAAACCGTAATATTTACCTTCACCTAGCTCAGTAACCGATGTAATTTTTAAAGGCTTATGTTCACCATCTATAAGCCTATAAGATGCAAATTGTTCCCTATTTTCAGGCTTTAGATTCATGTATTGAGAAACAAGCAATTCAATCTTGTCGCCCTTCGACCAACCATTACCATCGTATAAAGAGATTAAGCAAAGGATATGTGATTTATTGAATGTATGAGATTTACCGTTCTCATACTCAAACCGGTACATTTCCTGATAACCGGTTACTGTTTTAATTACATCTAGTTCTGTCTTACCATCTGCAGCGAGAATCTTATGATTTAAATTAATACGCTCAACTGGGATTAAATCCCCATTGCCTAATTTGATTAAAGTCCCTTTTCCAAAGCAACCGTGACCTGACGCAACTGAAGTACGGCTTCCATCGAATGCAATAGATTCAAAAAGTAATTCTTGTTGCCATGTAGGCTCGACACCTAATGCTTCTACGGCGAAAGCATAGATGTCGTATCGATAACGCTCACAGAGTTCCCACCATTCAGGAATCTCTTTTAATGGTGCCAATGCCATACCGTAAAAACACCATTAATTAAAAAATTGAAAAAGGAAGCATTGTTGGATCTACAGCATCTTCTTCAAACTGATTCCCTTCAGTAATTGAAAAGCCTTTAGCAATTTTTGTACTAGCCCAAACTGCTAACAGGATTGCAATGTGGCCGTTGTTTAAGCTGCTGCTATCAAATTCCTGCTGAAGGCCGTTTTTATCGACCTTACGGATTTCAAGTACGTTCTTAGGGTTGTATTGGTTTAGCTTCGGCTCAATTTCAATTAACTTTGCTCTGTAACGAGCTTGGTAAATTGAAATCACTTCTTCTAAATGCTCTTTAGCATTGAAACTTAATTGCCAGTTCTGTACTTGGTCCGGTGAGTCAGTAACAACAACCGTTTGATCTCTTAAATCACTTGGTACAGGTAAATTTGAATAAACGGCAGTTTTTTGAATAACAAGTTCACCAGTATCCGCAAATGCGGCACCAATGAGACGAATTGGTTGATCAGAAAACCCAGCAACACGGCTGTCTATACGAATAATTCCAGACATTACATATATCCTTAGCGCCGTTTACGTTCTATCTTGGTTTGACAATCAATGCAGAATTTCACGCCACCTAAAGCACGGCGGCGCTCTGGTATTTCTTCACCACATTCAACACATTCTTTTTCAGATTCGCCGTCAAAACGGCATCGATTTGCAATTTCTTGCTGCAATAAATAATCAGCACTCTCTTGTGCCTTATCGATTAAGTCAGTCATCTATACGCTCAACTGTAATTTCACCTGTTTCTCTGTCACCCTTCACACGTTGATGGTCGAGTGGCGTGTACTGATCAGCTTGCACTACAACTTTGTCGTTGATTGCGGGCTGTTCCGTTGCTGAGCCGTCAGGTTCATACCCATTACCCGTGTTTTGATCGAAAGGACCACCGAAACCGATAACGTTAGGTGTGTAACCCACAAGCTGAATATCTACAGTTGAGATAGAAAGATTGACTGCTTCGCTAGGTACGGGTGATGGAAAAAGTTCATTTTCAAATAC